TCATTGTATATGTTTCTCCATTATTAGTAAATTTAAGAAGCCAACTTGCATCTAATTGTGCATTACTAGAATCTCCTGTTTTTCCTGTACTAAACACACCAAAAAGATTTAAATTATTTTCATCTATAAGTTTCCATTTTCTAGTTGACAAGTCATATCTTAATCCAAAAGTTTTATACGCAAATATTTGATCAATAATTTGAGTTTTAACATCAGAACTTATATACTTGTTAAATTTAGGAATAATTTGTGTTAATATTGCAGTACTTGGTATAATATCATTAAATTTAATTGCACCTGAACCATCTGCAAGATCAGTTGTACCATCTGTAGAAACACTAACTACTCCTGTCCATTTATAAGTAGATGCTCCAGCATGGTCAGCCGCACCTGCCATTAGTGTTCCATCAGACATAAAGTGATATCCTGTTGGCGCTTCAAATTTACAAAGAGCACCAGGCTCAATGTATTTCAATTGACTTGCTGTATATGTTCCTACTTGATATTTTGTTGCATTTGCATCTTGCAAATTACCTGTACTTTGATTTGTAGCTTTAGTTACCTGAGTCCATACTGGATTAATGTCAGTTAATAAAATTTTTGGAAATTTATCAGTATAAAAATTATAAACTCTTTTAGTAGATAATCCAGGCTCAATTGTATTAATAAGGTTTCCTTCAATATCTGTTCGTGTAGTAAAAGTAAATGTACCTAAATCTTCTAATTCTTCTTTATAAATTATTCCATCATTACCATATAAATTAGTATTACTGTATTTTCCAGTACTATCAATTAAATCAAAATATCTAGACACACCACTAGATACTCTGTTTACTGATTTAACTTTTAAAATTTCTTGATTAACTGCTAATGGAGAGATATTATAATCTTCTCCTGTAATCATTCTGTTTTGTGTATAATACGTAGAAGGTGCATTAGCACGAATACTTGTATTATTTTCACTTGACGTTGCATTATCTACAGTATATTTTAAAGAAAATGTTAAAGTTAATACTTCATTTTTTCCATTTTCACTAACATAATCTATATCTATTTCAACATTTTGCATATCATCTGGAACTATTCTAAATGTTCTATTATCACTTGTTCTATAATAAACTTTAAATGTTCCTTGAGGTAAATTTCCAAATGTTCCATCAGAAAATTGTAACGTTACTCTATCATCTGTTTTAGTTATTGCAGAATAAATGTTTTTAATTGATTTAACTGTACTATTGTAAACTACATTGTTTCCTTCTGTTGCAGAAAGTTTTGTCCAAAGAGCACTTTCAAGACCAAGTGTATTTGTAGAATATAACCAAACATCTGTATCATTAATATTTGTAGCATCAATATTAATTGCTTGATTAGAACTTGGAGTTTCAACATTAAAATTACCTTGATCCATTACACCTTGTCTAAAATGCATAAAAAATCCAGTATTATTACTACCACTACCTCTACCATCATCTCTATGAATCATAGACACTGCTCTACCGGCTAATGGTGGTTCTTCTATTATAGATGAATTTTCTGTTGTAGTTGATACTATTTCAAAATCAGCATTTCTGCCATCTACATTTTTTGAATAACTAAAAACTGGAACTTCAAGTCCTATAGAATTAAATCTATATGTATTTGTAGGTATACCATCTATTGTATCTTTTTTAGTAGGTTTTCCAAATTTTTCATTAATTGGTAATGCAGAATTTAAAACTTTTATAAATTGTTCATACCAATTTGCATTACTAGGATCATTCCAAGTAACTGTTTGTCCTGATAAATTTAAGTTATTACTATCTATTATATTTTCTGTAGTAGCAACTGTATCTATTTTAAGAATTCCATTTGCCGCTTGATTTCTTCTAACATTATAACTTAATAATCTAGCTAATCTTAAAACTGATTCTCTACGTTCTGCTAATTCTAAAAAGTTATCTCTTGCATTTAAATCTATTCTGAAAGCAATATTTTGACCTAAAAAAGCAATCATATCTATTAACGCAAGATACTCACTTGATTCTATATAATCGTTAAAATCTTCTGGATAATTTTGTCTTAAGTAATTAATAAGAGTTCTACGAATTGTATCAAAATCGTAACTTTTAAATTCTGCGTTTCTATAAGATTGATAAACTCTTTCCCAATCTTCTGTTAATAACAATCTATTTTGTCTACTTGTAGATGACATTATTTTCCTTTAGGTTTAGGTTTAACAACCGTATGAACTGTTCCATCGGTATGGGTTATTATTGTAGTAATATAACTATTTGACGCTGTATATACAAAACTTGCTATCATTTTTTTATCCTGTTTTAAACATATTTATTTGTATTAGTTAACTGCTCAGTTAATTTATTAACCCAGCCTCCTCATCAAATTTCATCCTCATTGATTCAGTTATATTGTAAGGAAGATAAGTTAAATCACACTCTACTTGTAGCCCACTTTCATATGATGATACAATTACATCATTAACTTGTACTCTTGGATCATAATTAACTATATCAGTAACGTTTTTAGTTATTGCTTCTTTTAAATCATCTGTTAGTGGTTCATGAAGTGCGTCCCAGATAATTGTCCCAAACTCTGGGTTTTCTAATTTTTCTCCTTGGCTAATATGAAAATGATTAATTATATCTTGCTTAATTAAAGCAACATCATGAAGTGTAAAACTAGTGTTATTTGGGTTAGCCGTACTAATTCCTTTATAAGATCTTTGAGTAGTTGGAACCTTACGTTTAGAATTAGACTTAATTTCAATTTGTTTATACAATGCTTTTTCTTTTGTGCTCATACAATTATTTAACCTCCAAATTATCCCGTGAATACATCAGGTGATCCTTGTGAAGTATCCGGTCCACAATGCGGTGGAATAGGACACAATGCATCTGCTGATGCAGGATCTGGTGCATTATGCACCACTAATTTGTTATTAGCAAAAACCTTATTACTTGTTGCTGATAAAGATCCTCCACCGTGACTGTTTGGGTCACCGTCTACTGATACTAATAAATTATTAGCAAATACAGTTGTATTGCCAGCAACATTTGTTGATGCTCCACAAACACGTGAATCTGTATCTCTATGTACTGGTATAGTCATAATATTAAGTCCTTGCGTTTTTAAATGTATCTGGTATAGGTGTAACCTCTAGATCATTTTTAACTGTTTCTGTTTTATCTCTATCTGTTAATGCACTTTTAAATGCTACAGGATTTAAATTTTCGTGTTGCGTCCAAGGTTCGTGTTGTGGTGAACGTTGTGCTAAAATAGGTGAATCTTCATGTCCAGGTAATTTATGCGTAGGAAGTTCTACAGCCTGTATGGCTACACCCGCCGCAGGACCATTCATATGAATTTCTGGTGCAGTCTCTAAATGATTACCACCTGAGTTAATATGTGATCCCCCACCTGATGTAATTTTTGTTTCACCTGTAGAATTAACTTCTAAATTTCCTGTTGTTGTAATATATGTTCCTTCACCTACTACAAGACTTGTTTTTGAAGCAGATTCAATTTGAATTTTTCCTTTTGTATCTTTTTCAGCAGTAGTTTGTCCACTTGCTTTAATGTTTATATTTCCTCCTGCTTCCATAGTAATATCTCTATCTGCTGTTAAATTAAAATCATTTTTTGTATGAAAACTTATACTATCTTCTGCATACACATCTACTTTTCCATCAGAACTTAATTCTACCCAAGAAGTTCCTTTTGCATTACCTATATAAATTAAATCTTCTGAATTATGAAATAAAAGTTGATGACCTGTTCTAGTTCTTAATCTAATTAATTCATTATGAGGTGCATCTAATTCTCCTCCTCTTTCCGCTAATTCTTTATTATAATATTCTGAAGGACCTTCACTTGCTTTAGTTTTTCTAACAAATTTATCGTCCCCGTCATCCATTACAAAAGTACTTCCACCTAATCTTACGTGAGCTAATGTTGTATAAGCAGTAGTGTTTTTATCTATTGGTCCTGGAGTATTAATTCCAAAAACAGATGAAGGAACTTCTCTTCTAGCACTACTTGTTGTTATTCCTCTTGTTTCATCTGCTAACAATCCTTGAGTTTTTAAAACATTTTCTAAATTTTCATTAATAGGTTTTTTCAAATTAAGCATATTTGCTCTATTAGTTGTTTTAGTAGACCAACGAACTTTATTATGTTCTACAACAGGTAATTTGTCACCGCCTTTTCTTTCTTCTGGATCATAATCTGTATTAGAAGTTGCGGCATTTCCCGGAACCATAAAATTCATTAATTCTTGTTGAACACAACCAAACCAATATGCTTTGTTAATATGCCCTTCGACAAATATAACCATAACAATATTTCCTATGTCAGGTGGAACAAACCACATTCCATAACTTTGTTGACTATGTTCATGACCTATATTATTAGATACTGCATTAACAGATGTTGCACCATAAAAAGGATACAAATATTTTGCAGTTACTCTTTGACCTGTAGCTTGAGATGTATTTCCTGGTCCTATACTTTTTAATAATTCTACTTCAAGAGATCCATTATATTTAGGATCTAAAACATTTCTGACAATAGCCTCGTACGGTCCCGGCTCTTGTTTTGGATTTATTTTCAGCGATGTTCTTTTTGCTTCACTCATTTTATCTATTAATAAAATCCTTTAATTTCTTTAGCGATAATGTCCGCTTCTTTTATTATCTGATCATTGCTTTTCTTTTTACCATTAACATCGACCGTATCTCCGATGTTTTTGCTTATCGCGTTGTAAGACGACGCTTTGTAAGACGTATCATTAGACCTATTATTTTTG